GCGGTGCAGGTGTCGGCTCGGGCTTCGGACGCTCGATCTGTATCCACTTCCCGCTGCGCCAGTAGATGTCATAGCCCTCTTTTGCGGCAGGCGGCGCATCTTCGGTCATGTTGCCGGGGATTTGCCACGCCCCAGAGATCGGGCTTCGGTCGGTATCGTCAAGGGTACGCTCACCGATATACTTGCCATCGGCGGCATAGGCGTAGACTGTTTTTGTCTCCATGTTGTACCTCCTCAATATTTGATCTGTGCAATGAGAGATAACGCAGGCGGTTGGACGGTTTCAGACGAGCCATAGATAGGGTTGGATTTGGAAGCGTCAAAATTAAAAATTGGCATATTTGCCCATCCACCCCCTTCTGCTTGCCTTTCACTATGTCCAGTAACGTAAAATGCCCCGTTACTCTGAGTAGAGTCGACTTGATACCCTAAAAGATGCCCTGAAAAACTGCCCTTGATATTAGGCAGTCCCGCCTCAACAGATTTAACCGTCTCACCGCCCTGCAAGACGCGCCCTGTCATGTTGGGCAGGGTCAGCTTGTCCTGCGCCTCGTCATAGACGTACTTACTACAATCCTGCGCGTACTGCTCCGCTGTTACGGTCATATTGCTCTCCCGCACCCACGCAAGGAGACGGGGATATTCGCTTGCCTTGACGGTCGCACCGTTGGCTTTGATATAGCCATCTCTGAGTGTCGGGCGCAGAATGATATCGCCAACCCTTGCGCCGTCGCGCACGTCGTCCAGTATCCAGACAGCATTACCGTCCGTAACCATGATGCCGCATTTGTGCACCTCTGCAAGATTTGGGATGCTTGCCCCCGTCATCCCTGCCTTGACGCACTCCAAACGCGCCCACGATGGCAGGTGCTTGCTGTACGCGATGTCGCCGACTGCGTAGGTCTTGCTGCGTTGGAGGAGGTTGAGGCTTGCGTTTGCTGCAGCACTTGAGATCGCCTCATCGAGATCGCGCGTGATCCCCTCTACATCGTTATCCATGCAATCATGCCCGTGATTAACGATGAGGTTCGCGATTGCCTTGCACATGGCCGACCACTGATAGTACATCTTGTTGTGCAGCCGTGAGAGCGCCATACCGGGCATGACGCCGCCGATGCGCTGTGTCGCCTCTTTGTACTCCGAATCGTTGTATGTACGCTCCGGAGCGTTATCCTCGTTAAATATCTGGAAGTTTGTCTTTGCCATTGTTTTTCCTCCGTTTACGTCCATCGGCTTTCATCATAGCCGCTCATACCAGCGGCTTTGTCATCAGTATCATATGAGAATGACACGTCCGACAGGGCGTTCATCCACTCCGCGTGGTCATATCCCTTGATTGTGTCTGTCTCGAGATCATATCCAAATACCGCGCGATCTGAGAAATAATAATTCATCCGCACGCCCTGCGGCTTTGGCACAATCAGTCCCTGCCGCACCATCTCTTTGGTGATCTGGTCGCTGATCCCAATGACGAGCACATCGATCGACATGTCCTGGTTGTCCTGGATGATGATTCCGTTGCCAAAGAGCGAATCCCACAGCTCGTTGATGTCCTCGATGCCGCCTTTCCATTGGTTCTTCGCAATCTGCGCGAATATCAGATTACGGTATGCTGCATTATCGAGCACGGGTGAGAGCCCCTTGTCTGGTTGATAAGGGAGCATACGTTGCGCTCCGACAAATTCGCCGAGCACGTCCTCCTGCACCCCGTTGGCATACTCAATGTCAAACTCATCATCCAGCTCAATACCAAGCGAGAATATATCATCTGACGGTCTGAGGAGCGCTGCGACAGTTCGCATGAATTTATCGCGCACACGATGCTGCGAGGTGATGAGGTCAAGATATGCGTCAATGATGGCCATTAAATCACCTCCACCGTGACGGATTCGCTCTTTGCGATGGCGTTATATGGTATTTCTATGTCAGCTACGCCAAGAACGCCGCCGTCCTTCCCCAGCTGCACGGATTGCAATGCAAACGGCGGGTGCAGTGCGTCATCGACCGATGCGGCGATCGCTGTGAGGATGCCTGTACTGGTGACATTTCCTCCGATGCCGAGGCGATCAATATATGATGCGATATTCCGTCGAATATCTCCTTCGACTGCCGTCGTATAGGTCGCGTACTTTTTGACGGTGACTTTGACGGAAATCTTTTGGTATGACGGGCGAAAGAAATGTATTTCGTTTTTCAGTCCATCGGAATTTGTGTAGATGATCGTCGTCGTTCCGTACGTGCCACAGCCCGGGCCCTTGCGCAGGTAAATTTGTTCTGCGATTGCTCCATCAAGGCCGCCCTCGACTACCGCAGCGATGCTGTGGCTTGGGATCCCGTTTTCATCCGTAGAATTCGTGTCATTTTCGTAGACTTTGTATCGTGTGACGCCTGCGACGCTCGAAATGCCGGCGATGGTACTGTTAATCATGTTTTGACTTGGAATTGCTGTCGAAATCGACTGCCGCCGCCGGAGTTCCTCGTCCGTCTCGATCGGACGGCCTTTAACGGCAGGAACTTTGTTTGTGGCGGTCAGCCATCCGTATTGCGGATTGCTGATCTTCGCGATCGTCCCGACAGGAGCCTCGATTGCTCCGAGATCCTGACATTGCGCCGTGATTTCGAGTGTTTCGCCATCAAACCGTGTATTTTCCGGCAGGAGCCACTTTCTACCCTGCGTATCCTCCACAATTCCGGCGGGGATCGTCGTTCCGGGTACCCCTGTGAGCGTCAGAACGCAAGTGGAATAGGTCGCCGTCTTGCGGCGCAGGCCGTTGAGTTTGACGCGGCTCGAGAGCCCTGTTCCGACGGCCGTCTTTACACTTTGGTTGTTGTAAACGAGCTGCAGGAGCTGCATGGTGTCGTACGTTTTAATTGCAAACGCCGAGATCATCTGGTAGTCTTGCGAATCATTGCCGAGGTAAATGTCCTCACCGTATATCGCCTTGAATTGCGCGATAAGATCATCTCGAATATCGGCATAGGAGGGCACATGGGGCCCGGCGTCGTCAATATATGGCGCGAAATATGCCATTGCTACACCTCCTCGTCGATGCTGAATGCACCGTACTCACTCTGGATCGCTGCGCGAATTGTCAGCGTGCGGGTCTCATTGTCCCATTCGGGGTCGAATGACAAAATGGACAGGACATGCGGCGTCTGCTGGATGCGCTCGCGTATAATCTGCTCTGCAGCCGCGACATCGCGCGATTCAATGATTTTTTGCCAGTATGGGACGCCGTCATTGATATCCTCCCACCACTCATAGATAAGGAGGCGAAGCCGCGTCAACACCGCCTGCTGAACGGCCTCCACACCATCAATGTAGGCGTGCCCATTGCCGATGGTAAAGTCACCATTATCGTCAAGTGCACGGTATCTCATGACACGCCCCCTGTCGTCCCGCCTCCGGGCTGCACTCCTCCGTGCGTATGACCGAGGAATCTGCGCCCGTCGATGGTGACGCCTCCATCTATGGTGACGCCGCCAGCTGCATGAATGTGGATGCTGCTCCCGCTGATCTCAATGCAGGCATCTCCTGCTGCGTTGCGCAACTGCGCCGTACGGGCTGAATATCCGCCGACGACGCCCGGTTGGCTGCGGAATCCGACGAGGGCGAAGCCGTCCGAGAGATCATGTCTGCGCTTTTCGACCTGATTCTGCACGCCTCCATTCTGCCACCACGCATCCATGCAGTTGTCGCCGAATACCACAAGGCAATCATCGCCGGGCTGAATGGGGAGCGTCAGGCAGTAGCCGCCGCCCGAGTATACAAAGAATGGCACGTCGGGAAGAATGGGAATCTCTGCCCATTCGAGCATGCCGCCTCGATTCATCCGCTCGCGAATCGCGAGCTGAACAGTGCATGTCTGCCGTGCGTAATCGACGGAGCGAATAATTCCGGGCGCAGCAACCCGCAAGTCTAGACCGAATCCGTCCAGCTCGCGCTTGCTCTGCTCGATCTCCTCCTCGAGCCGCTCTGATACTTTGAGCACATCATCACCTCATTTCATCGTTTGCCCTGATGCGTTTACTGCGGTCAATAGCCCCATGCGTCCGTTGCGGCTGATGCCGACGACCGAGGTTGTCCATTCGTCGCCCCATGTGTCGCCACGATGCTCAACCGAGAACACCTGATACTCTCCGTCTTGGTCGAACTGCGCCGTCTGCGGGAGCTGGTCGCTTTTCTGCTGCCCAGTTCCGGGGTCGATCTGCACTGCTTGCCGCTGAATGATCTCGTTGTCAATCTTGATCATGGAGCGCAGTTTTACGCGCGCATCGAGGAGCATCTTGATCTGGATTCCTTGATCAGTATAGACGGGCGTACCGACAAGGCCTGTGTTTGGCGTGAGTACCAGCACGCGATCCTCTGGGATTTCCTGCTCGACGGTCTCGACCGTGAGCTTGCCATCCTCGCCCTCCCAATAAGCAGCATCGTTCCATGTGCACAGGTCGCGCAGATACTTCGCGGGCGTACCAAAGAGCACCTTGCCGCGCGGGAGCGTCTGCTCGGGCAGTTCCTTCGACACATCGCCGACCTCGATTTTTTTATCCGCCTGTCCTGCAACCACGTTTACCACATCGCGCGGTGTGCTTCCCGCTGCGATTGTACTGCGGACATGGTTCATGAATAGGCTCTGCATTCCCCTAAGTGCGACGATTTCAAGTCGATAGTCCGTGCCATTTTCGCGATTGCGGAATACCTGCACGATGTCGCCTGTGAAAATCTCACCGTACTGCCCCTCCTCGTAGCCACCGAAAACGGAGATCTGAAAGCCCTCCTCGATGACCTCCTTTTCCGATGCAGCGCTCATGTTGTAGACGACAAGCGTGCCAATTTGCACGGCCGTCTCGGTCGTTGCCTTGGTCTGGAACTCGCATTTGAGGAGCGATACATCCATCTCTGTGTCGTGCTCCGGATCGCGCTCATTGGTTGGATTCCCGTCTTCGCCTGTCTTATAGGCGGGCTTGTAGATGACGATCTTCCATTTCCGCCCGTAGAGGCGGCCCTTGCGCGTCGGAGTTTGCGCAGCAGCACTCTCATTTGTCTCCGGCATCGCTGTCACCCCAGATCACATACCAGTCCGATTCAAGAGTTACCATGCTCGGCCACTGCTCCTGCACACGACTGCGCGGAACAATCCATGCACTTCCGACTCCCAGATAGCCGACCTGTTCGAGGATGTTTTGCCCCGGCACAAGTGGGAGCGCAGAATAAACAAGCAGATCATTTTTGTAGATGTCGACGAGCCAGTATCCTGCGATATCGTTGTAGGTCATGCGGAATTTTAGGAGGGTATTGCCACCGTCAATCGGAACTTTTGCACTGAATTTGTGATTCGGTGTCCCTTGAAATGGAACGATCGAGAACACTGCTGCACCTCCTTATGTCAAAATACTACCGCCCGCATCCAATATGGCGCGGGCG